TCATCGCCGTTGACCATTTTGAAACTCACTACATCACCTGATGCGTATTGTTGACTTACTAGCATGTTATCCTTTTAATGTTGTCCAGAAGGCTTCGTCTTTACCCGCAATGCCTTGGTAGCCACCGGGGATAATTGTTGTGCCTGTAAAAATTTGTGGGACGCTGCGTAGACCCATGTCTAGTAGGTGTTGGCGTGCGTCTTGATCTTCTTCGATGCTGATTGTTTTGTACTCAATGCCCTTGCTTTCAATTAGTGCCTTGGCACGATCGCAGAAAGGGCAGTTGCTTTTTGAATAAATTGTTAACATAGTTTCCTCTTTTATTATAATTATCTTAGAGACTGAAGCCGCTAAAAGTATTTGAGTCAACGTCTTGTTTTGTACCACCAACTACGTAAGATGAAATCTCAGTTTCTTGTGGCGCAACTTGTACGTCAGCACCAGCAATCCACTTGGCAGTCCAAGGCAATGGGTTAGAGCTAGGCTTTGGAATACCGCAGTCTAGGCCGATAGCAGTCATGCGCTTGCAAGTCAACCAGTCCACGTATTGGCACAATAGTTGAGTGTTAAGACCAATCATAGATCCGTCTTTAAACAAATACTCAGCCCAAGTCTTTTCTTGTTGTGCTGCACTCAAGAACATGCGAGTACATTCTTCTCGTGTCTCTTCTTTGATCTTGATAAAGTCGGGATCATCCTGTGGCAACAACTTCAACAAGGTCTGTGTTGAGCCAAGGTGTACGTTCTCGTCGCGGCAGATAAGTTTGATGTTCTTGGCATTGCCTTCCATCTTCTTTAGTTCTGCAAATGCCCATGAGCAAGCAAAGCTAACGTAGAAGCGAATGCCCTCTAGTGCGTTAACACTGTTGATAGCAAGCCACAGCTTCTTCTTTAGTTCGTACAGGTTGACTTCAAATTCGTTGCCGTTAATGGTGTGTACACCAGCGCCTAGCAAATTGTAGAACCCGCCGTACTCAATGAGATCATCGTAGTACTTGCTAATATCTTTAGCACAGTTAACAATAGGTTCAATGTCCATTAGGCCATCGAAGATCTCGCTAGGGTTGCTATAGATGTTGCGAATAATGTGAGTGTAACTACGACTGTGAACAGTCTCGTTAAACGCCCATGTGGTAATCCAAGTTTCCAATTCAGGAATAGATACCAATGGCAAGAACGCCAGCGTTGGGCTACGTCCTTGCACACTGTCTAATAAAATTTGTCGCTTTAGGTTACTGGTAAAGATATGCTGTTCAAACTCTGTTAGTTCCTTGAAGTCTTTGCTATCGCGAACGATGTCAATTTCTTCAGGGCGCCAAAAGAATCCCAACTGCTTATCAGTTAGTTTGTCAAATTGTCTATACTTTAATGTTTCGTAACGTTGCACTGTCACTGGACCACTTGGGTCCAGGAACATGAGTGCTTCGGTATGCTTCTTTTTGTTGTTGATATTAAAAACGCTCATTTTGTTCCCCAATTATTTTTTGCGTATTCTTCAAATAATGGATATAACATTTTTCTTTTTATTTCCATGATATTAAATGAATGATGTGTTCCTCGTTGCGCTGCCGTGGTTTCTGTTAACACAAAAACATACCGTTGGTGATCCATTCCTCCGATAAATTTTTCAAGTTCCGTTGCGTTACTTATGTCAGTTAATACATACTGTTGGGTATTAGTATCGTACACTGACACTTTGTTGCCACGATTAACAATGCCGTTCCATAGTCTAATTGCCTCGTCGGACAAAATAGCATCGCTTGTAAATGTTAAATTCAAATTTGACAAATCTTGTTTTATTAACAAATACAAATCACTAGCATAAGGAGGAGACTTGGCAGGAACCTGAGGATTTTTTGATGTTAACGTAACCTTACAAAAATTGCCGTTAATTTCTGTATCTACAATAATTGATACCTCTGTGGTATTGATATCTCCGCCCCAATATGTGAGTTGATTCTCAGATGTAGCTTTAAAAATATTACGCGAAACTTCTTCTACGTCTGCTCCGTGTTTTAAATTTTCTTGCAACATCTCTAACTGTGCAGCAAACTCATTTCCGCCAGGCGCACGCCATGGCATTTCTGCCAGGAACGTGCGGTAAAACGATTCGTAATTATTCATACTAGATTACACAGCTATCGCAGTCTTCTTGACCCGTGTCACCTTCTGGTAGTTGCGTTGTAGCGCCCAGCTTGTCGACATCAATCTCGCCTTGTCCGTCGTTTGTGTTGAAGTAGTAAAGTTGTTTAGTTCCGTATTTGTAGCACATTAGCAAGTGCTTGAGCATCTCACTCATGGGGATCTTTTCATCTTCGTAGAACTTAGGGTTGTACGAAGTGTTGATGCTAATACCCTGGTCAATCCATTTTTGTAATACTGCACATAGTTTTAGGTAGCCGTCTGGGCTACGTTGGTCCCATAACAATTCGTATTTGTTCTTTAGTTTGCGGAATTCAGGTACAACCTGTTTTAATACTCCGTGTTTGCTTTGCTTAATAGAAACATAGTTTCTTGGTGGTTCAATGCCGTTAGTGGCATTGGAAATTTGTGCGCTAGTCTCTGCTGGCATCAATGCCATTAGTGTAGCGTTACGGATACCTGTAGTTAGAATCTGTTCACGTAGAGCACGCCAAGGCATACGCTCTTGATGTTCGACTAGTTCGTCAACTTCTTTCTTGCGTGTGTCCATTGGAAGGATACCATCGGCATACTTCAACTCGTCCCACTTCTCACATGCACCTTGCTCACGTGCCAAGTCTGCACTGGCTTTGATCAAGTAGTATGACCATGCTTCTGCATACTCGTCAACTAGTGCTAATGCACGTGGATCGCTATAGGATACATCATGCTTGGCCAAGAAGTAGGCAAAGTTAATAATACCGTTACCCAATGGGCGGAATTCTTTAGTTGCAATCTCAGCAGCCTTAACTGGATAGTTCTGGTAGCTTAACAATGCGTCGAGTCCGCGAACGCTTAGAGTACACATACGTTCAAAGTCTTGCGGCTTTCTAACGTTGCCCCAGTTCTGTGCAGAAAGAGTACACAATGCAATACGACCCATTTCGTCGTTAATGTCCATCAATGGCTTGGTTGGCAAGTTAATCTCAGTACACAAGTTACTCATCTTGACAGGGTGTAACTCTTCCTTGAATGGGCTATGAGTGTTAGCATGGTCCACGTTCATCAAATAGATACGACCAGTGTCCTTGCGCTCTTGCATGAACTTACCAAACAACTCCGCAGCAGGAATAGTCTTCTTGCGGATCTTGGTATTGCGTTCTGCCTTCTCATACAGCTCTTTAAACAACTCTTGATTGTTAAAGAAAGCATCGTACATTTCCGGCAAGTCGTGGGGGCTAAACAAGGTGATATTGCCACCTTGAATAAGTCTTTCGTACATTAATTTGTTGAATTGGACGCCGTAATCCATCTGGCGTACTCTGTTATCCTCTGTGCCTTTGTTGTTCTTCAAAACAAGCATATCTTCGACTTCTAGGTGCCACAATGGGTAATAGATAGTTGCTGCGCCGTTACGCACGCCACCTTGACTGCATGAGCGAGTGGCTGTTTGAAAGTGCTTTAAGAAAGGTGTGATGCCTGTATGATATGCGTCACCATTGCGAATAGGGCTTCCAAGCGCACGGATACGTCCAGCACCAATTCCAATACCTGCCTTTTGTGAGACATACTTAACAATGCTGCTAGAAGTAGCGTTGATACTATCGAGACTATCGCCAGACTCGATAAGAACGCACGAGCTGAACTGCTTCTGTGGAGTGCGTAAACCGGCCATAATAGGGGTAGGCAAACTAATATCAAAATTAGAGATAGCATCATAGTAGTCCTTAATCCATTGCATACGTGTGTCTTTTGGATAGGCCATAAACAATGTGGCAGCAATCAACATGTATGCAATTTGTGGTGTTTCAAAGATTTCGCCAGTGACACGGTTTTGTACCAGGTACTTACCGCGCCATTGTTCCATAGCCACGTAGGTGAATGTTTCATCACGTTCGTGTTTGATATACGAGTCCATTTGATTGATCTCGTCTTCGCTATAGTTTTCTAACAATTCTTTTGTGTAGTAGCCAATATCAGTGTTACGTTTAACTAACTGTAGCAATGGCCATGGCTTAAAGTCTCCATAAACTAACTTATGGATATGATATGTAAGCAAGCGTCCTGCTACATATTGGTAATTTGGTGATTCTTCGCTAATTAAGTCTGCTGCGCTTTTGATAAGCGTTTCTTGAATGTCTGTACTCTTGATGCCGTTGTAGAATTGTACATGACTATTGATTTCTACTTCGCTTGCACTAACTCCTGTAATTCCTTCGGTTGCCCAAAAAACAACTTTGTGTAGCTTCTCTAAATTTAGTGGCTCTTTACGGCCGTCTCTCTTCGTGACGTTTATTTGACTCATTGATTCCTCTTATTATCTATTCAAATGCAGTTGATCGCTAAACGTAGCTTTCAACTTTAATGTATTTTCAACCTGTTCTTTATTTACGATCTCATCAGTGACCAAATTAATAACATATTTCCCCTGCTCAATCCAGACTAAATTATAACCGTACTTTGTTTCTGGATCGACATACATGCGTAGCTCAACGTCGGGGTTGTGCGCGGTGTACTTAATAGTATACAACATACCCAATGCTTTTGCAATATCGCAATAGTAGTTTTCGGTGATCATTGTCCACGGATCTGGCCATTCGTCCGGCTTAGCTGGATCTAGATAGTAAGGAGAGAACGGACACGCTGACCAGAAGTCATTGACCTCAGCTAATGCTTTGTCTAGTGGTAGGTGATCCAGCGATTTTCGAAATTCACGCCAGCGAGTTAATCTCTCGCTAGCTTGTAGTTTGAACATAAATTAACCGAAGTAGTTGATGTTGTATTTAAGGATGGCGTTAGTGCCTGAAGATGTTGTTGTGTAGGTAATAACGTTTGCGTTACTTACGCTTAGTAATACGCCTACTGAAGTTCCAGTTACTGTGTAATTATCAATGAAACTTGCGCCAGTGGTGCCGTCGTGTGCAAACATCAATGTACCAAATCGTTGAGCTGCACCGCGGGTAATAGTATACGACACGCTGCATCCGTTGATCAAGTTTACGTTTGAACTAATGAACGTCGGGGAGTTGTCTAATAGAACAGCATATCCGCCAGTGCCAATTGTGTAGGTACCTACAGATACTCCTACGTTTGCTTGGATAGCAATATTCTTGGCATTGTTAAAGCTCAAACGAGGAACTGTTATATTATCAGCATCATTGCGATCAAAGATGTCATTTGCGCTAGTGTTGCCGTTTGCAATAAACGAAATAACAGAAGCTACAGGTGATCCAGAACCAGCAAAGTTGTTACCGACATCAAGGAAGTGGTTGCCGCCACTTAGCACGCCAGTGACGTTTGCATAGCAGTCGATTGCATTGTTTGCAACGCTGGCAAAAATGCTGTTTAGAATTTTGTAGTTGCTTGGGGTAGTTGCAACGCTTGCACTATTCTGGCCTAACTTTAGACCTTTGTACAAGCCAACAAATAAACATCCGTTCATTCTCACGTCGTTGCTAGCGTCGTCGCTCAATGCTGCATAACGTGTATTCTTAAATTTGCACGACCAGAAGTTGATATTCTTAGTAGTTGCCGCAAACGAATTGATTTTTACGCCTGCGTATGCTTGACTACCAGCAGTAGTTGGACTGCTTAGGCTACCAAGGAATTCAACACCAAAGAACGTCACGTGCTCTGCGCTGTCGATTGCCACAATGTCGCGATCGCTTGTGGTGGCCAATGTCATGTTTTCGATTGTAATGTAACCAGGCAATGTTGCACTGTTCTGCCCCAGTGTTGCACCAGTCTGGTACATGCTATCTGTGAACTGGAACAGCGAAGATTGTGAGCCATCGGTTTGTTTAATAATTGTGCTTTCGATCCCGTCGCCAGTAAATCGAACGTATGGAGGAATTAAAATACTTGCACCAGTTACTTTGTACGTACCTGCAGGGAAGAAGATTGTTCTACGCACTTGCGGATAGTTTGACAAACGAGTAGTCAAGTAGATTTGCTGAATTGCACGGTTAATAGCCGCAGTGTCATCTGCAATGCCATCACCAACTGCGCCAAAGTCCTTGATGCTAACAATGTCATCAAGTTTATCTTGAATTGTGCGAACAATAGGACTTAGTGGACTTGTGGTAGTCTGTGCAGTGTATCCGCCAGCATTGCCTTTGAACGTGTAGTTCTTTAAGACTGCTGCAAAGTCAGTGTACTGAGTTAAAATCTCAGTTGCACCTTCGGTCGGAGCACCTTCTGCTAGGGTTCCGTTACCGATGTATAACTTACGTGTATCAACACTCCATGCAAACTCTGCGCTTGCTAGTGCTGGTAAATCTTGTTGTAGGCCTCTACGTGCCTGAATTCTCGAGATTTGGACTACTGCCACGATATTTTCCTTTAATAATACTATTTATTGCACCACACACGTTTACCATTAACTACTTTCCAGGACTTTCCGGTACAACCGTTATCAACAACAATTTTACCTCTTTTGTTTTCGTAAGAGGGTAAGACAGGCATATTAGCTCTGCGTATTCTCCAACCTTTTGTTTGTTTTTGGAATAGTCTACTAGACGGATTGTTTAGCGTAGTTGGCATAGATTTGTCTACGCCATTATCCTCGCACCATTTACTAATATTGTGTACATATACCTCAGTTGGATCATCCACCTTGCTTACATACCACCCTTTTGCACGAGAATTAGCTTGTTTTACCAATATGTCTTTCTTTTGTACGTCGGTTAAATTTTTAAACCATTTGTTGCGACCAGCAAATTTATCACCCGGTCTTCGTAAGGAATAATCAATAAACTTGCTCAAGTCCCCGCCTTCTCCGCCTGATGCTAAGTTGTAGCTCAGTGGATCTGATGTAGCTTTAGTTTGACTGATCCAAAATTTTTCTCTCAGTGATAGCTCGTCTTTAGAGGTACACGTTTCTAAAATAATCTTTTCAAAATTGTCTTTTCCGTACTTAGTAATGGCTTGTGTAATGAGTTTGCCTGACCCATAATAATTTGGGTTGTTGGCCATATCTTTACCTATGTACCATTTTCCGTTGATCTTATTAATAGTCTTATAAATTATCATACAGATATTTATCTAATAATCTGTACTATAGGCATTTTAGCTAGAGAGGTAATACATCTCTACACGTTTCATCCACTCTTTGTCCCAATGTGCAAACTCATCGCCTTCGATTACATATTCGGTATAAACCGGCTTGTCTAGTTCGCCATTGGGCAATGTAGTTGGCTGTTGAGCCATTAAAATAACGCCAGTGTTGATTTCTGTGCCGTGAGTGTGATTGTGTGCTGCGGCGTATGCTGCTAGCTGAATAAAGTAATCGTCGATCCACTCACGCTTCTTAGGCTTGTTAGTTTGCTTAAAGTCAAGGATAGCAGGCCTGCCCTTCCATACGCCAATGCAGTCGGTGGTACCTGCATATAACCCACTATAATAAAGTGGAACTTCTGTGCCCCAAAACTCGTCTACGTTTTGCAGCCCTTGCAGAATGACTTCGGCGGCCATAAACCAGCTAGGCTGGGCAAAGGGGTTAGAGGGCAGTTCCTTCATGTCACCTGTTAAGATGTACTGCTCTAGGTAACTGTGCATACGTGTACCGCGGTTAGCAGCTTCTGTCACAATCTTTTGTGCTTGCTGCTCGCCTACACGCTTTTTCCAGTTAGCAAGGACTGCTTTCTTTTCCTCGCTCTTGGTACGGTCTAGGATAGTAGTAACGCTAGGTACTTTGCTGCCGTCGGGTAAACAATAATGACGTTTGCCTTCTAGCGTTTCTCTGCTTAGCAAAGGGGTTAGAGGGCAGTTCCTTCATGTCACCTGTTAAGATGTACTGCTCTAGGTAACTGTGCATACGTGTACCGCGGTTAGCAGCTTCTGTCACAATCTTTTGTGCTTG